GTTTTGCATGAGGTCAATTGGGCGGAGCTGGGTGCGGCTATTGGCAGACTGTTTATAACCGTGCTGAAAAACCTCGTTACCGTTGTGCAGCAGATTGATTGGTCGCAGGTGGGTTTCGCAGTCGGACAGGCCCTGTCCAATGTTGATTGGGGCGCAGTTTTTGCACAGGTTGCGCAGTTCATCGGAGCCGCATTAAAGGCGATGTTTGAATTTTTGGGCGGCATGATTAAGGGTGACGGCGGCGGTATTCTGATCCTTGCGTTTACCGCTCTTGCCGGAAATCTTGCCCTCAAGTTGGCAGGTGCCATCTTCAAGCAGCCGCTGCAGCAGGCATTGACCTCTATAATCGCTGATTTGCTTAAAGGCATCATCGGCGGTAGCGGTATCGCCGGTTGGGGTGCAAAGATTCTGACAGCCGGTAAGGGAGTCGTGACCGGTCTTATCGGAAAAATCGGAGGAATTGCAGTGAAATTCCTGCCCGCAATCGGCGCAACACTTTCCAAAATCGTCACCGGCATCGTCGCGGCAATCGGCGGTTGGCCCACGGTTATTATTGCTGCTGCGGCTGCAGCTATTGCAGCAATCGTTATCTGGATCAAAAACGGCGGCGGCGAGGTTATTCAGGGCTTCATCGACGGCGTAAAGGAAAAATGGGAGGCCGTGAAACAGACCCTCCGCGATTTCGCTGACCTCTGGATCACCGGCTTTAAGAATCTGTTCGGCATCCATTCCCCCTCTACCGTCATGGCAGAACAGGGCGGATACGTCATGGATGGCCTGTTGCAGGGCATCACCGATAAGTGGCCGAAAATCTCCGAATTTTTGTCCAACGGTGTTTCGGATTTGCTCGATATGCTGTCTAAGGGTTGGGACGACATCACGACCAACGCAAAAGACAGTTGGAAGAATCTGAAATCCAATGTGGCTACCGCTTTTGAGAACACCAAGACCAAGATCCAGGACACCGCTACACAGATCGGAAGCAACCTCAGATCGCGGTGGGACGATATTCGATCTAACGCACAGACGACGTGGTCGAATGTCAAAACGACCATTTCCAACGCGTTCAACAACGCCCGGACATCTGTAAGTAATACAGCCTCCAATATGCGCTCCAACCTGAGCAGCACTTTCAGCGGCATCGTTTCCAATGCGCAGACCGCATGGGGCAATCTGCAGACTGTGACGAACAACCGTTTCTCCAATTTGCGCACCAACGTTCTGAACGCATGGCAGAATCTCCGCACTAACCTGAACAACGTCAAGTGGAACAACGTGGGCCACAACCTTGTCGCGGGTTTGAATAACGGTGTTGCCGGTGCTTGGGGCGGATTTATGAGCAACGTTTCCAACATGGTCAACAACCTCATTCGCCGGATCAAGAACCTGTTTGGTATTCATTCTCCCTCTAAGGTCTTTGCCGAGATCGGTGAATTTCTGGATGCGGGTCTTTCCGTCGGTATGGAGAATGGCGAGCGCGGCCTGCTGACCACCGCAAAGAACATCGCAACGGCGGTAACGGACGGCATGACCCCGGACACTCCCAACGTCCAAATGAATGTTGATAGCGTCGTCGGCAGTATGCAGGCCATTATCAGCAGCCTCGGTTCCTTGGCTGTGACCTTCCAGACGATTGCATCTGCTTTGAACAGCATTGGTGGCTTTACATTACCCAACATTGCCGCTGGTAAGGTTGTGCCGTATCAGACGAAGGTTGCCGCAAACACGGCTCCTGCGGGCGCTGAGGGCGGCGTGGAAGCCTACCTGCTGGGCATTCTGGCAGAGCTGCAGGCCCTGTCCCGATCCATGCGGAACGGCGACGGAGGGCAGCCGCAGCAGATCAGCATTTCCATCGGTGGCCGTGAGGTTTTCAACGTTGTGGTGAATGAAAACAATCGGGCGATCATGCGAAACGGCAAAAGCCCCTTGAAGGTGGGATAATATGGGAATTTGTAAGAAATGTACCAACGGATATTGGGCCGTAGATGGAAACCCCATCTACGTTCCCACGTCCGTCACTATCGAGAACGACAATATTGTTAGTTCCGATTCCGGGCGCGTGGAAAGCGGCCTCATGTACATCAACTGGGTTCGTCCCACCGTCCGCAAGATCAAGCTGACCTATGAGAAAATCACCGGCTTAGAGGTTGCTTTTATGCACAACCTCATGCAGGGCAAAGAGTTCAGCTTCACCTACTACGACGGCGGACAGATCAAAACCATGTCGGCTTACGCAGGCAAGGACAGCTACACGCAGAGTAACCTCTCGGTTTACCCGAACGAGGGTGGTCTGTACAAAGATTTCACCATCGACGTGATTGAAATGTGAGGTGGGCTTATGTATCCAATTAGTCCCGCTTTTCAAAAAGTGCTTAATAGCAGAACAGGCCGGAACCGTTCAATCGTATGGTGGGGTGAGTTGATTCTCACAAACGGCAAGACGCATCCGCTTACCCCCGCTCCTCTTCCGCAATGCACCGGACACCTCACTACCTCTTGTGAGCTGCCCGGTGTTGGCGGAGTGTACGCAACGGAGTTGCAGGCGCAGATCGTTATTCCTGTCGAACCGCAAATGTTAAAAGGGGCAAAGATTGGCCTGTTTGTCCGGCTCACGTCTTTCGACACCGTTACTACATGGGCGGACGCGGAAAATTTCTCGTGGAGTGACCTTGAATCCCTTATGTGGGGAGATACTTCCAATACGATTTACACGGACATCCCTATGGGCGTGTTTAATGTCACCGATGCTAAACGTGCTATCAACAGCATCCGAATTGAAGCATACGACAATATGGGTAAATTCGACACAGACTTGCCCCGTATGGACAGCAAGGCCCGCACACCATTCGACTGGATGCGCTTGATGTGCAATACCTGCGGTGTTGAGCTGGGCATGACGAAAAACGAAGTCCGTGCGCTGACAAACGGCAGCCGAAACTTCACCTACGCTGACATCAACAGCAACGTGAAAACTTGCCGTGACCTGCTTTCTCAGTTGGCGGCGGCGATGTGCTGCATCGCTGTCGCTGACCGGGAGGGCCGTCTTGTCTTTACGCAGATTCGCGCAGAGGCCGTTGCGAAGCTGACACCTGACGACCGTTTTTCCTCCGAGTATTCGGATGTGCAGCACTATTACACCGGCATTACGGCCCAGTACAAAGCCAAGGCGTTGCAGGAATACTACAAAAACTGCGGCACTCTGGACGACGACGGTTTGATTATCGATTTGGGGAGCAATTCTTTCCTGCAGATCTCCAACGATAGTAACCGTGCCGCAGCAGTACAGGCCATCATTGACACGTTTAAGGGTGTAACATTTACTCCCTTTGACGCGTCCATTCCGTTTAATCCCGCCTATGATTTGTTGGATGTGCTGGCCTTCTCCGGCGGCCATGCGCCCGCAAACAGCCACGGCCCCATTACCAGCATCACCCGGCAGATCGGCGGCGCAATGACCATCCAGTGCGCCACACCGGAAACGCAGTCGAATCCTACCCGTGAAACGGTACAGATTGACGGCCTCAGCGGCGCGGGTTCCATGTCCGGCAAGGTATACGCAAGCAGTGATTTCTGGATCGTAGTCGGCGCGTTTCCTACGGAGGAAACCATTATCGGTGACGATACCGTAACCACCGAACTGACCGTGAATTGTACGGTGGACAACACCTGTACGCAGATCGCGTGGACAGGCGCGTATACGCTCGATGAAGCGGCTACCGTTACGGTCAAAATCCTTGTGGACGGTGAGGAGATCTACAAGGTATCCGACGATCAGGCAGCCGGAAACCATGTGTTGAACGTCACCACCGGCCACAACATCAATACGCAGGGTGAACACGTCGTAAAGGTTATTCTGCGGGAGGACGTATTATGAGTATCAGAATGATTCCCGGCGCTGCCCGGTTGACCGTGCTGGGCAGCGGCTGGAGCGAAACCACCCTTGAATCCGGTGACGCATTCACTGAGGACGGCAAGCTGCTGGACGACGTGGCGAACGATCTCGGCTATGACATCGGTGACGATGTGGACTGGGATCTGATTGCCGGTGATTCCGACATCGATTGGGACGACATCATTTATACCGACGACGAGGGCAACATCTACGATGATTTTGACGGCGACGGTATTTGGACTGATCCCTTGACGGGACTAGAATACCCCGGCGGCGGTACGCAGTGGCTGACCCAAGATCAGCTTCTGGATTTGTCCGACATGATGGAAGGTCTTGCCCAGGATGATGCAGCACTTATGAAGTACAGCATCCCCAACGAAGTCCTGCCCAGTCTGTACGGCGGTAAGGTCAGCGCAGAAACCAATCCGACCGTTACCGGCTCCGATAGACCCCACACCTATACACCCGCTGTTTGGTGTTTCTTGAAAGGTTCTGACAACGGTATTATCTTCCTTGACGAACCGTTCTATCACGGAACCGCGACCGGCGGCAGCATCACCGTCTATGACGAAGCTATCACGATCCGGGACGGCAGCTCTAAGGCGGTTTATTGGTCGAGCTGTACTACGAAGTTCAGTCCGGTGTTGCCCAGTCCTTATAGCGGCTACCCCGAAGCCTATGTTTGTTGGCAGTGCCTATACGGTTCTTTCAGCGATGCGCTGATTGCCAAGAACGATAACACCATCACCCGCGAGGACATTTTGAACGGCACCACGGGGCTGCCCACCATGACCCACGGCGGAAAGACCTATTACGCCGTGAGCATGAAAGCCTGAGAAGGGAGGAAAAACGAATGGCTACACAGACCGAAACTTATAAACTGAACAAGCCCGCTCGGACAGACAAAATTGGAATCGATCTGCTCAATGAAAACATGGACATCATTGAGAGAGAACTGAAAAAGTGTGCTTCCGATTCTGCGGCGGCAAAGGCTTCCTTCTACGATATTGATTTAACCGGGGTCGTAGCGGTTGATTTCGATAGTCTGGATTCGGCGGAGTATTCCAACTCCGACCTTGCTGAATCTGTTGATGGAGCTGCGCTACTCGCTGCGCTTTCTTCCGGCTGCGCAGCTCGCGTTAAGTTTTATTCCGGAGCCAATGAGAGTTTTGTAAAAACTGTAATTCTGGGCAGTCGTACCAGCTACGACTCCGACGAGGGAAGGGTGACGAGATGCGACGGTATTCTGCCGGTCGGTCTATATAACGCCTACGAGATTTATAGTCTTGTCGTTGTCGTTGACGATAGTGGAACATACACTATTATTTTCTACGCGTATCGCCATTTGAACGGCGTAGGTACAGTGAAAACCGTCAACGGTGTGGAGCCAGACGAAAACGGCAATGTCGAAGTTCCCACGGCAGAGGGGACTGTAAAGTTCGTTAACGGTATCGCACCCGATGAAACCGGAAATGCCGTGCTTTTATCCACAACCGGGTTGTCTATCGACTGGGTGAACGGAACCTATACCGAAACCCTGTCCGACGGAACTTCCCACACGGAGGATATTGAGTTTAACGCCAACGGAGTACCGACCAAATTCGGATCGATGGCGTTCAGCATTACGGGAGGATAAACATTATGGCATACAGTAATGTAACGCCCCCCGCGCTACCCAGTTATGATACCACAGCCTATCCGTACCGAGTGACGGTTTTCAATTACGGTGTGGGGGATGAGGATTGGTATCAGGTTCACCTCAGTTATTCGTCCGCTCCCTTCACCTTTGACGGCTCCCATGTGGTGAATAATGCCACATCGTACACGCAGGTCTATGACAGTTCCGACGGTTGGACGGCTGCATATGAAACCGACAAAACCCTTGCACCGGGCTTGTCCGGCAATGTGTATCAGCGAATCGGCACCAATCACGACATACTGGACGGGGCGGGCGGCGTGTGGCTCGCCGCCGATACAGTGACCGAAGTTACTGAGGAACCCGTGGAGCCCCAAACGGGATTTGACAGCATTTCCCACCAAATCGGATTCGGTTTGGGAATGAGCCTTATTGGGAGGCGGATCGCAAATATCATTCGTATGTGTTTGTACGGCGAAACGGAAACCCTTCCGGGGCCGCCCAGCTGGGACAGAGGCACATTTCCTTATGCTGCTGTTTTCAAATACGCCGATTGCGATTATAAGGATGTTGACTACAAGTTTATTGCCAGCACATCCCCGTACCTGTTCAGTCCTACAGGCAACAGCATCATCACAGCTACACAGGTGCGACGCAGGTTCTGGATCTCCGACGACCGTTCGCACTGGATCGATAAAGGTCAGGTGGAGCAAACGGTTGAACAGTATTTAAGCATTTTGGAACTGTACGACGGTCACACCGTCGTATGGACAAATCACGACA